GATGAGTTCGGTCGTTATGAAACCGCTCGCTCTGCTTCCGACGGCTATGTGGACCGCATGAAAACCGGTAAGCAAGGTGCAGCCGGCAATGAAGGTCGTATGAAAACAGCCAAGTCTGGTGCTCAAGACGCAGACCGTATGAACACCGCTGAGTCCGCCGAACAGGAAGACGACAGGTTAAACACTGCTAAGGCCAGCAAGGACAATGCCGAAGGTGAAAGCCGTTGGGCGGGTCAAGAAGATGGCTATGATCAAGCTATGAACAGCGATCAGTACGACGCTGGCGCTAAAGATTATGGTGTGAATGCCCCTAAAATCGCATCCGGAAATAACCCAGCTGGGCGCGTAGATGCGCAGGCAGGTATGCCTACAGAAACTGAAGAAACCCCCGATGATGAAGTGTTTGCAGTTAGTACTGTAAATGTCATGTCTGATGGAAGTATGCGCGTTCTTCGCCAAACTTCTAGCCAAGGCCGTCAATCGGTTAAGGGTGGTGCTATTAACCACGCTGAGCCAGAGGCTGATGAAGAAACTTCGGAGATGGGTGTAACTGCTCACGGCGAAGAAAAGAAAGTCGGCAAGAAGAACCTTTCCGGGGACTTTGAGGGTGGTGACAACGAAGTTGTCGGACCGGACGGCGCTTATGCTGAAACCCGTGGCGAAAAGAAATCCACCAAACCCCAACTTGTGCCGGGTGGTTTCGACAAGACTGACGAAGCTGACCAAACTGTTGGACCGGACGGTGCTTTTTCTGAAGATAACCTTAGCGGTGACTTTGAGGGTGGCCCCAACCAAAAGACTAAGAAGTCCGGCGGCGTGTTTGCTGAAGAGCACGGTGAGCGCAAGATGAAAGATCCTTACACCAAGACCGGTTTCGGCTCTACCTACGAAGAAGGTGAAGGCGATGACGGTGTGGACGAAGGTGATGAGGACTACAACGAACTCTCTACCGACCATGCTTGTGGTGGCAGCGGTATGGATTATGGCATGGGTTCTGGCGGTCAAGCTAAAGCTATGGGTTTCCCACAGCAGATGTACGATGAGCTGATGGCCCTCAAATCTAAGTACGCCGAGTTAGAGCGCACACATCAAGAAGAGAAGATGAACTTCCGTAAGATGCAAATGGCCGAAGCAATCGGTCACTTGTATACAGAAGGTCGTCTGACCGATGGTGTGATGCCTGAGCAAGAGCTTGTTTCCTATGTGGAAGGGCTTGAGTTTGGTACTCTTGAGTTCTCTGAGGGTGAAACTTCCGCAACGAAGTTACTCAACCTCCTAAGTAAGCTTCCTCCAATGGTCTCCTTTGGAGAAGTTGCCGGTGGTACTTTCCAGTATGCCGAGTCTGATCTCGACCCACATGAGCGTGCTCTCAGAATGGTAGATGAGTCCGAGGGAAAATTAGATTATGTGGAAGCTTTGAAAAAAGCAATGTTCTCCTAAGTACAGGTAGATAAAATGGACCTCCTCTCGGCCATAGGAATGGTAACTAAGAGGAGGTCTGCTTTCTTCTCTCAAGCAAAAACACTGGCTGCAAAGTGCAAAGATCAACCAACTCTCGAAGAGAGAATGAAAAGCGAAGCAATCGCTTTGGTAAAAGGTTACAGAGACAAGCTAATGAAGTGGGAAGAGTACGAAAGGACTCTGATCGATAAAACCCTTGTCTCTGCCTTAGCTGCAGTTATTTTGGGAGTTGGAACTGACAAACCCGAGCAAAAACTTGAAAAAAGTTGGCCTGTGATTGTCGGTGATATGCTTCCCCCTCTGCTTACTTTTTTAGCGGAGACAAAAACTTATATTGACTCCGGTGTTTTACGACCTGGGGACCAAACTCTTGACTTTGCAGACTATAACTTGCTCGGGGCAGTACCTGGAGCAATTGATATAGGTATTGACGAACTCGAAAACATCAATCCAGAACAGATTGGTGAACTCGAAGCTGAACAACAAAGAGCCCAAGGAAAAACTTGGCCCTCTCTCGCTGAGCGTGTTTCTCGCTATTTGGCTACACCTACGTTTTCTTTTTACAACTTAGGGCTCTACATGGTATCCCAAGACCAAGGCTTCAAGGAAATGAGAAGAGTAGCCAAACGCGATAAGAAATGTTGTATTGACTGCAAACAGTATGACTCGGTGGGTTGGCAACCTTTTGGGGAATTGCCGTTGCCCGGGAAAGGTTGTAGGTGTTATGACAGATGTCGGTGCTTCATAGAATATAAATAAGGGTAAATCTTAATATCTTAAACTAGGTAACAAAACAAGTCCTAGAGCAAACAAAAAACATTGAAGTCCATTTACTATAGGATAAAATCATGGCTACAAACGCTGGACCCGTGTACGGAAAACAGTTCATCCGTTACGCGGAAACTTGGGAAGCACCTACCGATACTCAAGGTGGTGCAGTCGGTACCGTTGAAATTGGCGAGCTTCGCGCAGTTTCTTATGCAACTTTTGCCGGCCCCAGCTATGCTGCTGCTGGCGATGCTTTCACCGTTGCACCTACCACCATCGTAGGTATCAACCAGGCTTACATGCCTACCGCTTTAGCACAACCTTATACCGCTCGTCAACTCACTGTTGCCACAAGCGGTCTCCTGTTGATTGAAGTTGCTCCTGCCTCTGCTGCTATCACTTTGGCAACTCAACTCCAGATCAACGTTTTGGGTCAAGCTGTAGCCACTGGTACTGCAGTTACTCTTGACGGTACTACCCCCCTTGTTCGCGAACTCGTTGAAATTGGTGGCCGTCGTTTAGTTCTAGTATCCTTCGCTTGATAAAAACCTAACGGTTTTTCTAAGAAACACGTTCCTTGGCTTCTTGTTCACAAGAGTAAGTCCAAGGAATCGTTTATTGCGATTTTTGAAGTCAACCCTTATTTCTGAAAAGGAGATCATCTCAAATGATGAACCTGCAACAGACGTATGCGGGCGTAGATCCGATTTTGACAACTTTGGCCCAGGGCTTTATGCTTCCTGCGACCAACATTGCCAACTTCATCGCCCCCGTCGTCGACACCCCGACCCGTGCTGGTCGTATTTTACGCTTCGGTAAAGAACAGTTCGCCATCAACGACTTCCGTCGTGCATATGGTACGAACATTCCTTATGTTCAATCACGTTACGATTCAGAGCCTTATGCTCTTGAGCAAGAAGTGGTTGCCTGGGAACTTCCTGAAGAAGTTATTGAGAACGCTGGCGAAGGTCCTGCTCAAGTAGATTTGCGTGCGATTGAAACCCGCAACGCCATGTCTCGCTTGATGAATGCCTATGAGTACACAGTTTCTCAAGCCGTTACCGTAACCGGTACTTATAACCCTTACGAGCCCACCGCTGGTGCTGGCACCCAGACAGGTCTTGGTTTCACATCCTGGACAACCTTCGGTACTGCCTACACCTCTGCTGCTGGCCCTTCGGCTTGGTCGTCCTTAACCTCCAACCCTATTGAAGACGTTTTGACTCTGAAGCGCTCAGTCGCTAACCAGATTGGTATTCGTCCTAACAGTATGGTTGTTGGTACAGCTGTATTTGACCAACTGCTGACAAACAGCGCTATCCTTGAGCGTATCAAGTATACAACTGCTGACAGCATTGACACCGACATGCTTGCCCGTTACTTCGGTCTTGAGCGTGGTTTACGTGTGGCTGAAGGTCGTTATTTGGCTACCGACGGCAGTCTGCAGCCCGTGTTCCCTGAGAATGGCATCCTGTTATTCTACAGCCCCAACGGTCCTTCTGACTCTGTTATGCCTGCTGGTGGTGCCAATGCAGCCACTCCAGCTTTCGCTTATACTTATCAGTTGACAGGCACACCTGCTGTTCGTCCTGAGTATTATATTCGTGAGCGTCGTGTTGTTCGCGCAGAGATCACTGTTGAGCGCGTAGTCAACCTCGTTGGCCTCGGTGCTACTGGTCTTATCGGTTCTGGCGCGATGATCACCGACATTCTGTCCTAATCGGACACTAAGGAGGTGTTTCTATGGCTATTCTAAGACCAATCACCAAGTCGCAGTATGAAGTTAGCTTCACTGCTCTAGGTGGACCGACTTTTACAGCGGTTTTTACCAAATTTAGCGGTATCAACGATAACTCCGATTCTAGCACCTATGCCAATGGCACCGGTAACCGAATCTACCATGTTGTTGGTCCCCGTACTGCAGAGAACATTACGTTAACTGCACCTTATGACCCCTCTATCTTCAAGCCTCTTGAAGAGTTTTGGCTCAATTACAATTGCGAGCCAATCACAGTTACCGTAACCCCCCGTTCCTGCGACGGTCAAGGTGAGGCAACTGGTGGTGGTCAGTATATCTGTTACGAGTGTCAATTCATGTCCATAACAACTGCTGATGTTGATCGCGAAAGCGCCGATGTTCAGGAGATAGAGGTTGAATTTACCATAAATTATTTCGAAAGAACTTAACTACTTAGAGTTTACTCAACGTAATTAATGCTATAATGCCTCTGTAAACAGGGGCATTTTTTATGCTTACCTACAAAGGCAACTAGGGTAAAACCATACATAGCTGACCGTACTCGCCCTCGGCATTAAAAATATGAAGACTACGTTCTCGAGTGGCGTCATAGTTACGTCCCAGTTTCTAAATGGTTTCCAGCAGATATATTTTGACGGACAAGATCTCGACCATCATTATAACCCACTTGGTTTAAACTCTCTTGTTCAGACTGGCCCAAATGGTTTGGACTCTGCCTATGTTTCTTTAATAACCGATCAACCTGTTTTAGACGCAGCCGGACTTTACTTCTCTGGTTTCTCAATTAGTGGAACTAAGGTTGTGTCTGGAGTATGGAATTTCGGGTATGACTCGGCAGTAGTCGGTAATCCTGCTAATAATATTGCAAATGCACCAAAAAGTTACACAACAAACGACAAGTATAATAATGCTGGGGGTGCCGTGCTGCCCACTGTTCCTCAGAGGTTTGCTGCTTTAGTTGATTCAGACATTGTAACAAAGTTGGTTCTTGAGCAAGTTACTGAGTATATTCTAGACACTTTAGAGATTGATAATGGGGTCTACGACTCTGTTACTGACCCAACTTGTTTTAACTATAGTGTTGGTTCTGGCAACTCTGATACAATATGTCCCCTGTAAGAGGGTAAAACCAAGTAAGAAGCCTTGAGATAAAGTGCGTTATTCACCATTGCCTTCAGTTAACTTAGACCCTCGTAACGAAGCAGCCTTAGTACAAGCTGCTACGCAAAGGGTTTATGAAGCGAGTG